TCTTGCGATCTTGGTTGGATCGCACGGCAATCAATTTCAGCGAAGCTTTTGCGCGTCACATTGATTAGTTCGCTTTTTACAAACATGCTAATAAAAGAATAGCATAAGCGGTAACCTGTGGCTATAACCTTATCAACTGCTCTCTGCTTCATCATTGCCATAGCACCCGAATACAACCCAGGGAATGATTCCAAGGGGATCGGGGTGGACGGCGTGATGAGCGGCAGGAACAATTCTGAGAAGGGCGCTAGCATCTTAGAGACACATGAAACTGGTAGAGTAGTACCAAACTTAACTGTACTACTAACCGCTCTAGGGGAAAACAATCCTGAGTTACTTGGCTGTGGGGTAGTTACATACTTCCCATCCCGCTTCGTATTGAATACTCTCATGTTTAAGGCTAGAATTCCATTGTCTAAACTGTCATTGTGCATCTCGAATGCCTCTCCACCGGCTAAACCGGAGATGGCATGGCTGCGTCTACTTTTATGGGTGCCCATTGTTCGTTGTACCACAATGTTAGGGTGGACTGCACAAGGACTCTCTCGAGCTTGTACACCTAACACAACAACAGGGCCCCCTCAGTTCGCCCCAGTTCCCTGGGACTTGCGAAGTTTCGTATGCTCCGCTAACGCACGTTGAGCAACATATGTGTTGGTCAACCTCAATGCAGCAATTTCATCGGTGGATGGGATAAAAGTCATTTGTACGACATAAGGAATTATCTTGGCCATATCAGCAACATGCACCTTGTGTTGTTTACACAAATTATGCACATAATTGCGAACTACCTGTCTATTCGCTTCTGAATTGGTCTTAAACTCGTACTTTGCTCTTACCTCTCGTAACAATGCTGCAACAAACGGCCGCGCCTGGTGGCGGTTTGCTGACGGCTTTGCTAACTCTTCCCCAACTTCTTCAATGGCCGTGAAATCATTATTTTCCATTATATCATAACACGCCTGCTCCATCGCGAAATCCCAACCAAAACTCTTCGTAGTAGCTATCAAACATAGTTTGCCAGTTGCCCCGAAAATGTTAGAACTTCTATTTGCACCTGAGACCAAACTCTCATAAGAGTTGTCTTCTCGTAACCTACCCATTGACCACTTGTAAAATAATTCTTTGATAGTAATAGTGCCTTG